AACAGCCCGTAGCGCCCATCGAGTCGAAACCTCTACATCACATATCTGTGAGGCAAGTTTTGGCGATGAAGTGGGAAGCCGCGCCCTTCAGGACGCGGTAGTTCACTGACGGCTTTATCCGAGTCGCTTAACGCTATTGCCGACGCTGGCAATAATAAATAGACTCCGCCCAGAACATGCCTAAAAAAATTTCGACGCCAGACTGTGCCTGGTCTCGCAGATCTCTCTCGCCTCACAGTCCCGGCAGGGTGCATCCTCGGGCCGCTCGGGAAGCTGGCCATCTTTTATCTGTCGAATTCGATCCCGAATGCGAGACGGTTAAAGGTACATCTGCCCCTCTTAGGGCGGAAGCGTTAGATGAACCGGTTCAGGCCTACTGTTCTAGCATTGGGAATTGCCCATCGTCCGGTTCTGGCTCCAACCAAGCAAGCATCACAATTTGGCCGGTTCCTATGCAGACATCAAAAGGATATACTGCCTCCAAGGGAACTTCAACACCACTGTACTTATGCGTCACGGCCACAAGAGAGCAATTTAGACAGATCAGTCCATCCCCAATGTCCGAGACATTTCCTTCGTAAGATATGCTTTCATTGGTATCGGTGCTAAAAGATATGCGGACATAGTCGCCTACTTCCGGCAGTTTGGCATCGGCGACAAAGCAGAAAGCCAGACTTAAGGCCAACAACAAGATTATCCTTCTCATGATTTTTCAAGTGGTAGATTAAGCGAAAAACCTTTCGCTGCCAAAATTACTTCAGCTGAAGTATGAAGTATTCTCAACTCATCTCTCAAATAGTAGTATTTTAGTATAATATCACTAATATATTCTCATTCTCCAAACTAAACGATAACAGAAAACATGGTAAAGTCCAACCATGTTCATGCAAAATCCCGTCTTAAATGAAAGATGGAAAAATTACTTCATACTTCAGCTGAAGTAATAAGAAGGGAATTATATTAACTCAAGAACAATCCGTCTCCTATCGAGGTGGAACGGTCTGGAAACGATGCTATCTCTCTGAGTCTTCAGAAGTTCTGAGAAAGTATTTTCCGGCAACCCCATCTGTCGGCGGCAATCCTTCGCGAACATCTTACCACCATTCGCGACAAGGATGGCTCTGAGTGTCTCGCCGCGGTCCCTCTGGCGGGGTTCCGGGCTTGTCTGGGCTTTGAGCTTCGCTAAGAGTGTCGCCTGAATCTCTTGGTTCTCTGTCAAGAGAGATATCTGCTTTTCCTGCCGCTGCACGACCTCGACCAAGGCAGCCAGGGCCTCGGCGGGATGCTGTGCAATCTGCGAAAGGTTAATAGCCGAAGCTATGTTGGTATTATCTTGAGACATGTAGTGTCACCTACTTGTTTCAGGCAAGAATGGGCTCAGGAGTGGGCATCAGAGGGTTTTCAAGTCCACTCTCTTCCATTTTTGCACCGGCTTTTCTCACAATTCTGATTACATCGAACTCGACATAATCGCCCGGCTCTATCCCCATCAGATCGATGATCTCTGGCGTTAAGGAGATCTGGCCGCTTTTAGCTACTTTTCTTATAGCTTTCATGCTTTGGACTATGTTATGTCACAGTATATAAAGATATACCTTATCTGACCTTTTCTTAGTACAATCGACTAGAACATAGTTATTTATAGTATAACGTGCTAGATACTAGTATGCCAAGGCGGGCCGTACCGCCAGGAGACTCAAGATGCATTCAAGAAAAATGTCCGCAAAAGCGAGAAAAGCAATCCTTGCCCGGATGACCCCGGAGCAACGCGCAGCAGAGGACCGCGCCAAGTTGGCGATCCTGAACGATTGGCGAGAGCGCCGGGGACTGTCGATACTGACCATGGAAGAGACGTATGGTGCGGAGGCCTGAGATGTCATTCGATCGCGTTCGGGCGAAGCAAGTCTTGGATAGGCTTGCTTACATCGATTCCGTTGTCGTGCCTGCCGGGGATCCAGAGGGCAGACTCCGGCCTCTATGGGAAGAGCAAAAGGAGCTGGTAGCCGAGATGCGTGGGTTGCTCGCTCAGGCCATTGAGGTGGGTGCCTGAGATGGCCGCCCAACAGCTCAAGATCATGGATCGACCGGCCCAACAGGCCGGCATAATGGAGCGGATCCGGGAAGCTGGCGGGGAGTATGACCATTCCTGCCAATGCAACCACGTCGGCCAGGGCAACCCGCTCGACCGGGCCAAGCTGGCCGCCAAGCTCTGCCGGGTCATGCAGGCCTGCGCCGTGGTGCCAAAGGACAAGCAGAATCCCCAGCAGCACTACCAGTACGCCAGTTCTGATGCCATTCTGGCAAGGGCCAATCCCGCCTTCGTAGAGGCCGGTCTGGCCACAGTCTATGAGCTGCAAATCCTCAATCGGCAGGCTAAGACGACCAACAGCGGCGGCATGTGGGAAATGGTCGATGTTCTGGCCAGACTCACAATCATTGATGCCGAAACGGGGGCCACAATCAAGAGCGACGGCATGGGCCAGGGGTACGACAATGCCGACAAAGCGCTTTCCAAGGCACAAACACAGGCCCGCAAGTATGCTCTCCTCCTGGCTCTGAATATCAGCACCGGCGAGGACCCAGAAGGAGATGAGAAAACAGACAAGGCTCAGGTTCCGGCGGTGCCCTGCTTCAAGTGTCGCGGCCCGGCTGCATTCGTCAAGGATGATCAATACGAAGGCAAGCCGGTCAAAGTGTACTTCTGTGACAAATGCAAGAAAGAGACCAGGAAGGCGGCCTGAATGCCCGAAATCATCCAAGAGACTGGCGTGAGCGAGGCGCCGATCAGCCGGTACTGCCGGAGGTGTCACAGGAAGCTCAAGAGCGAAAAGGCAATGAGGTCTGGGTATGGAAGGGTGTGCATCAAGAAGATGCGACTTGAACTCATACAAGATAACAAAAAAGTATAATAAGGTGATAAATAAGTATTGCAGGGGATTGTATGATTGAGTTATTCGAACGGGCAGAGGCCGAGATCTATGCGCTTGCAAGGGCGAGCGTGCGGGCAAAAGTAATTTTGTTTTTAAAAACGCAGCCCGCGAGCATCAACGAATTGGCGGCGGAGCTAAAAACAGAAGCTACTACCATCCATCATTACACCCCGCTCATGCTGAAAGAGGGTATAATAAGAAAAGCTCCGGGTGTGGGCAGAAAATATGCATTAACCAACAAAGGCGAGATTCAAGCGCTTCTCCTGGCAGAACTGGCCCGTGGCCTCATTACTCTAAAGGAGAACGAGGCATTCTGGCAGACACACGATTTAAGCGGGATTCCTGACCACCTCAAGACCTGGATCTTACAACTATCAGGCGGTCGGTTGGTTTCGGAAGAGCTTGAAGATCCACTGAAAAGCCAGGCAGCATTTATCGACAGTATCTCCCGCGCAAGGAGCTTTGTGTGGGGCATATCTCCAATCACAGCGCCCGGATATGATGAGATGATTTTGGGATTGGTGGAGAAAGGTGTCAACGTCTCTCTTCTACTTTCCCGAAGCGTGGTAAATAGGATTGATAAGGCTGCATTAAAATCCGTGCTGGCCGCAAAAAACTTCCGCCTTTATGAAATACCCGAAGGTGTAAAGGTGGCATTCACAGTCACGGAAGAGCTAACGTCTATCGCACTGTTCAATCCGGACGGGTCTTATGATCCCCAACAGGACCTTATTTGTGAAGGACCGGATGCAGTAGAATGGGGCAAGGCGCTTTTCAGGCATTACCTCAATCAAGCTAAGCTAGTCCAAAGCGTTTAATCTATCTTTTCTTAACTTTTCGACATCTGTCATATTACCTCTTGTAGCATAGCTATTCCTTTTCTAGGAGCCGATTACCATATATGCGCTTTCTATTATCGGCGGTTCGGATCTTTGAGTATTTTTGCATATCTGCAATTTGGATAGCTCTAATCGGAATATTCTGGCCAATACTGCTTTGCCTGGTCGGGGGGCTGCACTATGATCTAATAACTTCAGTAATTATCGCATTGGTCACCTTCGCGATCTATGCAGCAGATAAGGTGAGTGGTTCGGCTGAAGACCTGATGAACTCGCCAAGCCGGGCAGTACTGGCGAAATGTCCGATAAAACAATTGGCAATAGGAGCTTACGGGCTAGCGGCAATCATCCTGGTTGCATGGGATCCCTCCAAGCTATATTGTGTACTGGCTCCGGGCGTCGCAGGCTTGATTTATACAGCCAGGATTGGCGGAGTTAGGCCAAAAGACATTTTCGGCATGAAGACATTGATTGTAGCATCATCAACGGCCATCTGCCGCGCCGGACTCGTCGGAGGTGATTGGAGCCTTCATATTCTTGTGTTCCTGATGATGATAATTGATACAGTAATATTCGATCTTCGCGACATTGACGGCGATGTGCGCGCGAACATCAGGACATTGCCCGTAGTAATCGGTAGGCGGCAGACATTGATATTGTTGGCTGGCGTCGCGGGATTGATCTATCTGATCTCTCCTTTCCTCGCGATCATGGGCATTTTTTTTGTTTTGTATTTCAGAAAAGAACGCCATAGCCTAAGCTATGATCTGTTGGTGGATGCCTGGGCGCTCTGGGCTACAGGTATCTTGCTTCTGCTTCGGTGGTTTCCATAATCGCTATGAGGACCACTTTGCCGCGAGCCTCGGGCGGCAGGTATATCCGGGGATCTTTCTCGCTAATCCGCTTCAGGAAGGGCTTTACGAGAAGTTTTCTCTCGGTGTCGTCTATTACTATCGAATCCATCATGTACTCATAGGTGCATGGTTATTTATCCTTTTCGGATAGATAACCGCAAATATTATATACAATGCTGCCTAACACTAGCAATGCTTATATCCAGTTGCTAATGGTTGGCAATAGAGTATGAATTTGAGGAAAAATGCGGATAAAAAAGGGGCTATGGATCGACTCGGATGTCGAAAAGATGTTATGCGCTAATGCAGAGCGCACCGGGAAGAGCCAGGCCCAGATAGTAAATGATGCCGTGCGATATTATCTCTCGCGAGAGGCCCGATTAACTGCTATTGTAGACGCGGCAATAGATCGGATGTGGGCCACCGCGCAAGTGGAGCTAATCACGATAATTGAAAACCAAAATGAGGCGCTGCGGTTGATTTTGCGAGATGAATTAAAACACATTATTGAAACGCATCATAACAAATAATTGAAACGGTTCCACTTTGGAACCGCAAAAGCATAAATAAGTCATGTCGCAATCCACAATGTAAAAGAAAGATAAGGGCCGGGGCCGACCTTCTGTAACTTGGCGGTTCGGAGGATCAACCCAGGCTGCATAGTTGTAGGATTCGTTAGCAGATAAGCTTTGCGGACGTTGCGAAGCCTGCGAACTGTGCAGCCCATCCCGGCTCGGGAAGGGCAAAATGTTGGATGTAATTGATATCGAGCTGCTGAAATATTGCGGCGATAATCCGTGTCAGCCCCAGGCGGCTGCGGTAAAATCTGTTTTGGGTAAGCGACTCGCCGGGCGCCCGGTCGCAGAGCGCACCCTATACGATCGCCTGAAGGCATTGGAAGCAGAGCAACTAATCCGGGTAGATCGTTCTCAGAAAAACGTCTCCCTGGTCGCGGTAACCAGCAAGGGAAAGGACGCGATAACAGGAAGGGAGAAACCCGCCTCCGAGGAGGCACGATCTCCATGAGCGGAATTGTTAGCACTTCTATTAATCCCTTTCCTGCGGACGTTGCGACTCCTGCACCCGAAGTCCTCCGTCACTGCGGGCGCGTTCAGGGACTCCTGGCCGAGATCCAGCCGGCAGAAGAGTGCGTGATCGCCAGGGTCGTTAATCGACTTGGTGAGCGGCACATTGTGCTGCCGCAAGACCTTGACTGGAGTAGTTACTTGGGCCAGCAGATAGTCATGATGCGGCTGGATGACCAATACCTCGTTAGGAGGGTTGGAGAATGCATCGCACCGCATTAATCGCCCTTCGCCAGGCTCTCTGTTACCTCCTCAGCCTGACCGACCACATCGCAATCCGCGAGCTGGCCTGCCTTGGGATCTGTGTCGCAGATATTCATCTGGAGGCACGAGCATGACTGCCACAGACACAGCAGACATGCGCGCATGCCGAATCCGGATGAGCCGCTATGACGGTCTTCTCATGCAGGCAGAATGCCTGTGGCAGCGAGAGCGGGCCGCAAAAGTGCCGATCGAGGGATCTGCATGAGGCCCGATCCGCTGTACCTCTGGCTGGCCGCTCTGGCTATCTGCTTCGGCATACTCGCTGCTGCATGCATGCTCGCCGGTGCGGTCGAGCTGTCCATCACAGGGGTCGCCACAGGGAGCGGCCTGCAGAATCTCAGTTTTTCGGGGGATATTCTCAACGTCACCTGGAACGGCACCGCCTGGAACATCACGGGGGCGCTGCCATGAGCCTCATTTTCACTGGCCTAGTTTCCGGCGTCTCTCCAGATGGCTTCCCGCTCCTGCATGAGGTCTCCTGCTCCAATGGCATGTCCCGGCAGCATATGTGGCTGCCCAGGGAGTACGGGCCGGGAATGGCCGCCAGGATCGGGCAGCGGGTAGAGATCTCCGGCAATTACCGGCGCTACAAGCGCGGCGGCTGGCAGATCACCGATATCGAGCGCGTCGAGGTGGTGCCGTGATGTCCGCCCACCAACTAGCCGAAGACTGCTGCACCATCCGGGGCATCCTGGATCTATTCGAGGAAAATCCCGCCACCGTCCTCACCGTGCAGCTCGTGGCCATGACGCAGCACGTCAGCCAGGACACCGCCAGACGGCTACTGAGGAACATGGCTGCTGCCGGAGTGATCGAGCGGCCTGTCAGGGAAGCCGAATTGCCGGGGCTAGGCACAATCCAGAAGGTGCCCTGCATCGGCTGGCAGCTCACAGAGAAGGCCAAGCGCGGCGAGATACCGGGTGCGGAAGGGCTGGCTAGGGGGATGGCATGACTGATATCAGAATGCGCCTTGGCATGTGGCTCTACTACATGGCGCTGCGAATGTTGCCACCGTGGGCGCGGTACAGCATGTATGGTATGATGGCTCTCGGCGAGGCCTACATGGGCGAACTGCGGAAGAAAGGCGAAGACGTTGATGCGATCGTTGCAGGATTGCTCGAAAAATGGCAGGAGGAGAGGATGCAGGAGGAGAGGATATGAGCACCGATTTCGGCACCACACCGAACGGGAAAAAACGGCATCGACTGATTGTCACTATCCAGTATGATGACCTTGCACCTCGCGAGCAGAGGATATTCGCCTCCGGTGCGGTGCTGGTGGCGCTAAACGAGTGCATCCAGGCCGCTATTTCGCTAGGCAAGAGTGGCGACGTCGGAATGCCCGAGTCTGCATATTCAGGAAAATGCAATCGATGCGGCGGCGAGGGCTGCACCTGGTGCAACGGATCCGGAAAGTCGGTGTTCTTCCAAGAGGGTGAGGTGGTGCCGTGATGAGCACCGACACACTCACCGAATCGGAAGCCAGAGCATTCTTTGCGGCCTTCTATCGCGGAGAGCATCATTTCCCCTCAAAGATACAGCCATACGGCGAAGGCTGGTCGATGAGTCATTTCGGATCTCTAGCAACATTCGACACCGATGAACTCACCCGGCTCGTGCTTTTGGCTCATGCTCGATGCATCCGGGTCCAGGTCGAGCAGGGCGGGCCGAATCGATTGCGGATTGCGATCTGGAAGCGAGAACGGGTAGGCCGGTTCTCTGAGCGACACCCAACGATCGAGCAGGCAATAGAAGCTTTCAGGGAGGGCAACCCATGAGCTGCATCAACTCCCGCTTCTGCAAGCGATCGGCACAGTCACAGTGCGATCCGGAGCGGTGCAGCGACTATGCGCCGCCTGCAGCCGAGGTTGCCAGGATTGCGGCTGAGGGATCAACGACTTGTGGAGGAATGGCATGAACCGCTACAGCACTCCAGACGAGCCCAATTTTGACATCCCGAAGCCGATCGAATTCATCGACTCGATCAGCTTGGATGAAGAGCTCCAGCTGATCCGGGAACAATTTCTGGAGGAAATGGCCCCGATCGAGGCTGCCTGGGATGTCTATGAGTCGGAGCGCGCGGAGTTAGCGCAACATCACTGCCATCCCAATCATGGCCACCTATTGCCCATGCAGATCCTGGATATAGATCCAGATTGGCAGCTCACCGCACTTCAGGTCGAATTCCTGCAGCACCTCGTTTTCCAGGGCGAGATTGCTGCCTTGGAAGCCGTAGGACTAGCGCTACGGCCCGGATTCCAGACGGCATTAGAGCGGTTGCAGGAATGCTATAGAGGGCTCTCCATGGAGCGAATCATCGACTCAGCAAATCTCATGTGGTCGCTGCAGCAGGAATGCGAGAAGGGGGAAGCCTGAATGGCCAACCTTGCAGCCCAATGCTCTGAGAGCCCTTACATTCGCCGGATTGACATTTTGATCCGGCCAGATGGGCGAATGATAGTGGAAGAGTATGTCGAGGGATTCTCTGCCAGGGGACACTTCAAGCTCGGTGGTGGGCGGTGGATGTCATGAGCGGCCAAACCACCCTCTCCACCTTCGCAGCACCGCAAACCGCCCTTCCTTGCCCGAATCGCTGCCAGGAATGCGTCAACCGGCGCGGACCTATTCAGAGCATCGAAGGCAAGCTGAAGGTGCGGTGCTTTTGCTCGCTCAAGGACGTGCGAGAAGGATGCCCCAGCTTCTCGGGCGGCAAGGAGCTGGAGACGATGGAGCAGTTCAAACCGCCAGAGGGATGGCAGGCCAAGAAGTGGGCAGGGGGATTGTAGATGCCCATCATCAAGCTAGCCAAGATCGCCGCATGGGGCCTCGACGGCGATCAAGGAGCTATCGAGCACAGGATTGAGCGGCAGACCGAGAAGGCAATTCTCCTCGCAAAAATCCACTACAGCAGCACCGGAGAGCGCAAAGTCTGCTATTGGCTGCCCAAGAGCCAGATCCTCGTTGACGGCAAAAAGCCATTCGGCGAGATCAAGGCAGATGCCCAGAAGATCGAGGTGCCTGGCTGGTTGTGGGACAAGCGGGTGGCGGTATGATCCACTCCACCCGCTCGCCAAGAGAGCGCGTCGTCCGACCATGGCCGCCCTTCCGTGTGGATTTGGGGGGCAGGCACCCACGAGTCCATCGAGGATATCGATACAGGGGCCGGACATGAGCCGCAAGACCTTCGACAGCTCGGCCTACTATGAAGCCCGAAACAATTTCGATGGCTATTGCCTCGGATGCGGCAAACGGATTGGCTTCACCAAGGCCCTCATCCTCACCAAGAGCGGCGATCTAAGGCAATCAGATCCACCAAATGGCCTGATGTGCTGCGATCGCAAATGTGAGAGGCTGTTCATCAAAAAGACCATCAAGGACTGGTCCAGGATCCGGGAAGAGGTTCTGGCGCGTGACTCCTATACCTGCCAGGACTGTGGTCGCAGTGTCAACCGCACCATAGCCATTTTCCGGTTTGTCCGGCGGTCCAACATGCGGCTCTCGCAGCCATTCCCGAAAGAGCCGAGAGTATGGTGGAAATTCCAGGGGCGCTTTGAGGTGGAGGATCCGGTGGAGCTCGAGGTTCACCACATAGTTCCCATCTCAGAGGGTGGCCCGGAGTTCGACCTGGACAATCTTGTCACCCTCTGCTTTGAGTGCCACCATTTAGGCAGGCATGGGGCCAAGATCCCGACACCGGAAGAGGCGGCTCAAAAAAAGGCCGAAGCTGCCCAGAACGCCGAACAGGATCGTTTGCAGGCTGCAAGATCTCAGCATCGATGCCTGGACATGTTCTATGAGGTGCCTGTCTGATGGCCGCCGCCCTGCCTGGCTTCCAATCAGCCGCAGATCTTGGCCCGTCGCCCTCCAGGGAAGCGGAGCTTGAGGAGCTTTGCCACAGCCAGGCCGAGCAGATCGAGCGGCTGCAGGACCTCGCCACAGCGCCACAGCAGCCAGCGAGGCAGCCGCAAGGCGCTGTCATCCGGCCCGAGGAAAAGCAGGCCATGGTGCAGCTCCTAAGCGATCTCGGCAAGCGAGTCGAGGACCTGGAGAAGCTGACAGTCAAGCAGGCCAGAGAGATCGAGGAGCTGAAGAAGGCTAGGAAGGATGCTGAGGAAGATATAGAGCAGATCAGGCTGTACTTCCCAAAGCTGATCGCAGAGGATCGGAAGAGGATTGCCGCTCTGGAAGAAGGCCCGGACCTCTCCGACAATGAAACAGTACAGAACCACATCACCGCCCTATTCGACCACATGGAAGCGATTGGCCGCAAGCAAGTATCCTTTCGGGAAGCTTCTAGATGCCTCAAACTGTCCAAATCGAGGGTGCTGCAATTCAAGGCCAGCATTGCGCTGGATGATCGTTTCGTCATTGTTCATTCCGAGAGTCACAAGCAAAAGAGTTTGATTCGTTTGAGAAAATACTTTGATGGAAATATAGCAGTCCAACCGCCTAATTAGTCGGTTGACGGTTTGGCGAGAAGATCGCTAGAGGGTGCAATTTGACCATCTTTCTCGCCTGAAGAAAATAAGAAAAATAAGTAAGTATAGTTTGAGAAAGAGAAAGAATAAATCAGGATGTATATAAATGATATGGAATTTGGCAGTATCTCAGGAAATCTGGCAAGAACCGTCAACCGCCAAATTAGGCGGTTTTGGGAGGAGATAAAAGATGCAAATATTCTGGGTCCGGTCGGCTGATGAGGGCGATTTCTGGGGGCCCTACACCACAAAAGCCCTGGCAGCACTTGCACAAGATATCATCAGCAAGGCCGGGATACTCGGCACCGAAATCGCAGTCGAGGATTGCGATGAGCACATAGACAAGATCGAGGCAGGCCTGAAGCCCTATCACATCCATGTCGCCGTCATCGGAGGCGAGCCACAGCTACCGGCCACCGTCCGCCTCACTTGGCCGCCAGCCGAGAGGGAAGGCATCCAAGACTCTACGGTGGATGAGACGAATTTCTTTGTCTGGGCTATGAACGAAAAAGACGCTCTCTTGCGCCTGGCCAGGCTCAACAAAGCCACACCAAGAGCGAAAGCGGAGGCAGAGGCATGATTGATGAAGGCAAGAAATTCGAGGTCCTGAAGCGGGCAATCACGACTTACGGCGACATTTCCCAAACCGATATGCTGATTGAAGAAATGTCGGAGTTGACCAAGGCAATAATCAAGAGCAGGCGTCATGGTGGGAAATATGCCACCATCGAAATTCAAGAAGAGATAGCAGATGTCCAAATTTGCTTAGATCAATTGAAAATGATCGCAGGCAGGAATTGGCCCGGCGATGGCTCGTGGATAAATCACTATGAGCAGACGGTGATGCAGAAGATCAATCGATTGGCGGGCAGGCTAGACAATCGAGAGCGAAGTGCGAAGGCGGGTAGCGCATGAATCCAATCCAAGTGGCCCAGGACTACGCCGCCACAGAGGGCTATGATTGCGCCCTGACTGAGGATGGATGCGCCCATATTTTCCATCCCAGAGGTGCAGCGATGATCCTGCCAAGCGGCGAGGTGCACTCCGAGTCCAACCCTCGCCTGAAAGAGGTGCTGGAAAAGAAGATCGCAGCAGCCAAGCTCAACGAGGCCCGGCTGCAAGAAGACCCATCAGGCCGGTGCACCATCAAATTCTCTGATGAGTACGAAAAGATGCCGTTGGAATATCTCGACGACACGCGACTCCTGGCGGTGCTGAAGGTCAAGCGCCACCAGCTTTCGCCTGAGTTCCTGGAGTGGGATACCAAGTACGCCGATAAGCCCGGCAACTTCCCGCTACCGTCCGGCCAGGAGTTCCTAGTTCTCATGCTTCTCACAGCAGGTTGCCAGCTATGGACCACCATCCGGGCAGCCTGGCCGCCTGAGAAAGAGGAGTACTACCGCTCACATGTGGGCGAGATTGTGAACATCGAAATTCAAGGAGGGAAATCATGAGCAAGAGACATGGTGCGAAAGGCCCGGCATACCGGGCAGCCGAAAAGGCCAGGAGAAATGCAGAAAAACCAGCGTGGGCAAATGGACATGGACGGGCGGGCGAAGTATCATATTGGCACCCTCGGTTCGGCAGGTTGACGCTATGAGCACCCTATCAGAAATAGTCTACAGCCATCTCTTCCCCGGTGGCATGATCCCTCTCGCCTGCAAGAACAATCTGCCCGCAATCGACGCCAGGATCTCAGAAATCGAGTTCTTGGCAGCCGGCAAGCCATTCGACGGCTCCAAGCGAGCCGCCTCAAAGCTCCTCACCGAGCAGGTAGTGCAGCTCCGGGATAGCTGCAGCCCGCCCATGCCATGGGCCGAGATCGCCCGGCGCATAGGCGGCAAGATGACCACCGACGCAGCCCGGAATCGCTACGTCGATTACAAGGCCGCACAGAAAGCCAAGGCCATGCAGCAGGAAGGCTACGCGGCTCTATCAGGCCAGGCGATCCAGGAAGGCCGCTACACGACGCCGCCAGAGGTGCGAGAGAAGATCGAGAGCAGCGATCATATTAGTACTGCCACTAATATGATCGATCGGGGAAACGACCATTTGGTCGAGCCCGACGAAATGATGCCGAACGCTGACGATGCCGAGAAAATCGCCGGAGCGAGAAACGTCCTGTGCGAGGAAACAATCTCACCGGAACCGCACAAGGTGCTGACTCTTGGCACTGTACGAGAAGGGCGCCGGATCTTGCGGCGCATGGGGCTTGCCGCCACGGCAGAGGACGGAAAATGCAAGGAAAATGAGACTGTAATTTCTGCTGCAGCTCAGCCGGCTCTCCTGGATGCAAAGCCGCCGCAAGTCGAAGAGGCAACTGTCCGGAATTCCCAGATGGTTCAAAAAACGGAGGATGTTAAGCCCGCTCTAAAGATCCCCCACAGCGAAGACGAGCGCATTTTCCGGGAACGAGAGAGCGGCAAGCCAATCAAGGACATCGCAGACGACCTGCGAAAAGACGGCTACAAGGCCACGCCTGCGAACGTACAATCGAGATACTATACTGTCCAGGCACAACATGCCAGAGAGCAGGCACAGCCCAAGCAACCTGAAGCGACCCAGGACCCGAGCCTTCCCGGCGCTGAGGGAGCCCAGACAGTAGCGCGCGCAAATCCGCGCGGCACCCCGGAAGAGAAGCCAGAACCGAAGAGCATCAGCCGAGTAGAGTTGGATGATAGGGTCTGGAAGGCATGGAAAGCAGAGAAGAACATCACCAAAATCACAGACAATCTCAATGCAGAGGGGTACTACGTCGGAGAAGAAAGAGTACGGCGATCTCTTCTACAGCAAGGAGCGAAGCTATGACGAAGCCTTCTGTGGCGGAGATGCATGGGCGCAATCTCCTTTCGACTCGCTACCACAATCAGCAGAAGCGAGACAAGATCGATGAACAGGTGCGAGGCATCCGCCAGGCCATCAATTTCCTGATCGAGAAAGAGAAGGAGCTGATCGCAGAGTCGGAGAAGCTGAAGCCTGCAAGACCAAAGGACGCGAGAGGCGGTGCATGACGGCCCAAATCTCCTATAGCCGGCACAGAGAGCAGGTCGAGGCCGTGCTTCCTGCCAACGAGTTAGATGCAATATCCTACGACGATATCGCGGCCAAGACGGGCATCAGCCCCGAAAAGGCAGCAACGTGCTGCCGGGCATTGCGGAAATTCGGTGCTGCGAAATGCCGCAAATCCGATCGTGTAGAGAACTTCAATCGCAGAATCCTTTGGTGGAGGGTGCAATGAATTTCACAGATATTCAGGTCCTCACCCTTGTCAGGGCCAACCCCGGACTCAACCTCTATCAGCTTCGCCAGAAGGCAGAGGCGGAGATGAGCCGGTGGCCATGGACTATTGGGAAGATTCAGGCAGCGGTAAATCGACTAGCAGCGGCGCAAAGGATCGAGACAGAATCAGTCATTCAGGGAGGTAGAGCATGTGTGCTGGTGCGGTGCAAGAATTGAACAGTCTAAAATCTCATAATATTATGTTTTTCAGGATATCTACTAATGAGGGGATGGAAGACTACAGCGACGCCGAAATGAAAGCCTTGAAAAAAGACAAGGCATTCATGCGTATCTGGGATGGCGGCATCATGCAGGATCAAGAAATCGAGATCCGAAGCATGGTCACAGAGGAAAACGATCGCGTCATCCTGAATGGCCGCAAATTCACGCGCTCCTCGTGGGACTGGCGACCTCCTGCGATAATCCGCGAACAGGGAAGGCTCGCAAAAGAATATTCCGATCCTCGCAACAACCATCCTGAGATAACAATCATAACCCAAGGCGGCCAGGTCTTGCGGCTCGATGCCTGCCCGTGCGGTGGCGAGCTGGAGATGGACAGAAATTATAATTTATATTGCACAAAATGTTTTCGAATCTATGAATAATAGTCACAAGCGATGATGCTACGGCTGAGCTGTGAATGTCGGAGGTACGATCCGGCATCAACTTCATGCGTGCCGGTGAAGAAGCGCACCGGCACCTCATGCTCATAATGTCAGTAGGCACATCAGCCGGAAACCAGATGCCTGAGATCACAGGTTAGCAATTGCAGGAAAGTCCCCGGACACACTGACATTCACAGTCATGCAAGCATGATCCGGTGGTGCACTGCCGGGAAGCGCCAAAAGGCGGCATGATGAGCACCATGCGCCGCGCGACGTGCATGCTCGTAAGAAGCGCGGCCTCACAGTCATCTATTCAGATGAACACAAAAAGGAGGTGAAAGAGCCTCCACAGAACCGTTGAGTGCCCAACCAAGGGACAAACCTCCATCAGGGCAGGCCGGGACGCCTGCCCATTAAGATTACATGACGCAAAAGTACAAAGGTCATCGGCTAGACCATTGGCGCATCAATCTCTCAATCGAGATGATGCAATGGGGCGAGCTGATAGACTCCATAGATAGGCTGATCGACTACGGCCTATCGCTCAAGATGACGAAATGTAAAACGGCTGCCTGCTCAGTACTCTTAGTCTCATAGCGTTTCAGGCAGCCTACAAGCCACAGAAGCACAATCGGAAGTGCGCCCGGCCTGTAACCGGATGGCTGAGGGTTCGAGTCCCTTGTGTGGCTCTTCATCAATTCGTAACACGCAACTCGACGCTCGAGTGAAAAATCGTAATACCGACTAATCATGCAAGCCGCCAATTGGCGAGGCGGATTACGCTGCCCTCTGCTCCAATGCAGCAAGAGGGCTTCCCTGTCATCAGGTATTTCCCGATCCGGCCTGGCCAGGCTTCTCTTTCTGGCGATCCCTCTCGCCAATTTGGCTATGATATACAGCCCGGCCCGCCGTTCTATTTGCAAAAGGATTGATTCAATGAATGGCAAAGAAGTGCTCTATCTGTTCGCATCGAAATCATGATCAGATAGACCAATTGATTATCCAAAAAACACCGTATCGCACTATTGCGGAAAAATACAAGATCAAAGCCAAAGACCCGATACAGGCGATCAAAAACCACGTGCGATACGGTCACATCTCAAAGCAGATTCAAAAAGCTCAAGAAGAGGTCCAAGAATCCGAGGAGGTCCGACAGGGGCTGGAACTCGGAGCGTGCGCCAAAGATATCTACGATCTCTCTATGGATGCCGCCAAGCTGGCCAAAGACGAGGACCTCCGAGCATTCGGCGGATGCATAGGCCCGGCGATAAAGGTCTTGGAGCTCCTCAAGCCCGGTGAGGGAAAGCAAGACGAGCCACCGAAAGAAAGCGGCTTCATGGCTGGATATCTGAAGCGGGCCGGGGAGGTCTATGAAAAGCCCCAAAGCCCGCCGAGTTGATAAGCCCGCTTTCATCTGGAAGCCGCCGAGCCCGAAACAGGAAGAAATCCTGTACTGGTGGACTCCCGCGAGCCCTCACAAGGACCTCGCATATTTCGAGGCAGAGGGATCTGTCCGGTGCGGAAAAACCGTAATTGCGGATTTCAGCTTCGTTAATTGGGCATCTTACACATTCGACAGAGAAGAATTCGCCCTTTGCTCAAAAACCATTGGCACGGCCATAAAAAACCAGGTTAGACCACTCAGGAAGGTTCTGTCGGTCGAACCATCTTATGAGGTAGAATTCAAACGTGGCCGGGAAGAGGGCTCGCACCTCATTATTTACAATAAAGATCTGGATCATGAAAACATCTTCTGGATCTACGGCGGCAAAGATGAGGCCAGCCAGGACCTAATTCAAGGGAAGACGCTGGCAGGCATTCTCTTCGACGAACCGCCTCTGATGCCACAGAGTTTCATCAATCAGGGGCTTGCGAGGCTATCTGTCGAGGGTGCAAAAGCCTGGTTTCTGAATAATCCTGAGACTCCTACACATCCCCTCTACGTCGAAACCCTCGACCCAATGAGGGCGGAAGGAAAGCTTCTCTTCATCCATATCACGATGGATGATAATCCGGACCTGTCCGAAGAGGCTAAAAGTCGTATTAAGTCTCAATGGCCGGTCGGATCGGTACTTCATAAGAGGTATGTACTCGGCCTGCGGGCGGCGGCCGAGGGCAGAGACTACAGCTTCTTCGAAGAGGGCATATCAAAAGGTTTCGTGGTCGAAAAAGTCCCCGAAAACTTCATTCAATTCATTGTCAGCCTAGATTATGGCTACTCAAATCCCTTCAGCGCAACCCTGTGGGGCTTGGCAGGTGGCATATGGTACATCCTGCAAGAGTTCTACTGGGACTCTAAGGAGGAGAAGCGCCAGAAGTCGAACGCTGAGTACATCCAGGACCTCGACAGGCTGACACACTGGCAGGAAAAACTCATATTTCCAAACAAAATCCTGGTCCCCCCAGAGGAGCCGGGATTCATCAAGGAATGCAAGGGCAGCAAATTTCCTCAACTCTCTTCGGCAACGGCAGCCGATAATAGTATCATGCCTGGGATCGAAGACGTAACGACGATTTTCAGTATAGGGCGATGCAAGATCTACCAAAAGAACTGCCCAAAAGCGATCTGGGGCATGAATAATCTGCTTTGGGACCCTAAGCAACAGGTGCAGGGCAAAGACATGTACGTCAAAGGTGGCAGCGGTTCGCCTGATCACGTTGCAGACGGCATCAGGTACGGTGCAAGAAGAGCAAAGAAAGAACTCGTTCAAATGGGACTCATATGATCACTCCTGACAATCTGCAAGAGCATTTCCAGCGCGGCAAGCCCTGGCCTCCTGAAGAGGATATCGGCCCAGGCAAGCGCATCACCATCTACGGCGAGAATCTGAAGCTCTGGCAGCGCAAGCATGATGAGGTCTACACAGTTCTCAGGAATCTTTATGCCGATCGTGAGAAGGATTTCAACAAAGTTATATTCATCCTAAACTTCCATAAGCAACTCTCTACCCTATGGGCTGATCTTCTGCTATCAGAAAAGCCTACAATGAAAGTCGGGCAGGAAAGCAGAAGCTCAACGGGCAATATCATAGTTCCCGTCGAGCAGACGTATCTCGACTCCCTTATCCCGCGCCTTGCTCTCTGGTCGAAGGCATACGCCGCCAGGATCGACATGAGTCGATACGGTGCGGGCGTGGCCAAGGTCTACGCCGAGGAGGGGCAGCCTGCACAGCTGCAGATTGTGGCCCCTAAAAACTGGTGGCCTGTCGTGGGTCCGGACGGCGGCGCCCTGGGCCATGTCATAGCCTGGTCGCAGGACAACAAGATTCTCAACGTAGAGATCCACAGTCCCGGATTCATCCAGAGCAGCAAATTCATGCTCACCAGCGAGGGCAAGATCAATTCAGATCCTTATGATATTGTTGAAGTTAAAACCGGATACGACAAGCCTCTCGTGTTCCCGTTCCTGAATGCCATTACTTCAGATGACATTTTCGGAACTGATGACTATCAGGATATAGACCCGATAGTGAAGCGCCTTGAGATTACTTTCACAAGATCTGGGAGAACTCTTGACGCTCACTCGGAGCCCGCATTTGCCGTTCCTGAGGATGCTCTTGGCCCAAAAGATCCCGTCACAGGCGAGCGCAAGTACAACAGCAAGCGGCGCATATTCCCGATGTCCGAAGATGACAAGCTGGTCCCTCAGTACATCACATGGGACGGGCAGCTCGTGTCGAGCTTCACGCTGATTGACAAGGCCTTGAATATGCTCTACGTCATCAGCGAGACTTGCAAGAGCGCCTTCGAGCCCGATACCCTCGGAAACGCTATCAGTGGAAAAGCTTTGAAAATGTTGATGATGCGGCCCTTGAAAAAATCGGAGCGATGCAAGCTACAATTCGATCCGACGTTCAAGCAGATCCTTGAAGCGATCTCAGTCCTCGATTTCAAGAACAAGGTGCCTGGTGCAGTACTTCTGAAAGATATTCAAATCACTTGGAAAGATGGGCTGCCAGATGATGAGCAGGAAGAAGCAACGATCGCCGAAACCAAGCGGCGGGCAGGATGGAGCACCAAAGCGATCCTCCAGGAAGCAGGCTACACGCAAGACCAGGCTGATCAGATAGCGAAAGACGCTGCTGGGCAGGTGTATTGATGAAAATTCAAGTCTCTGCTGATTATAAAAATGGACGGTCTATCGAAGTCGAAATTTTAGACTGTTATGATCAGGAATTCGATAGCGACCTAATTGAGTACGTCAAATATCTGCAATGGAAATACAACAGCGGAATTAATAGATAATTTCTTTTCACAGTCCGCAGCGCCTACAGGCCCCGGACTTTACTAATATGACGAACGAACCACCCCCCGCAACACCTCCAGCAGTGCCTCCGGCCCCTGGAGAGGGCGGATCTGGTCCCTACAAAGTCTTCCAGACTGAGCAGCAGTACCAGGCCGCCGTGAATCGCAAGTTGGCGAACTATGTCCCTCGGACAGAGCTTGATAGCGCTCTCCAGAGGGCAGCCGCCTTGGAGAATTCCCTCGGAACCGTGCAGCAAGAAAATCAGGGACTCAAGACGAAGCTCTCAGACTACCAGATCGGAGATCTCCGGCAGAAGGTCGGCAAAGAGGCTGGCCTCCCCGCAGATTGGATCGAGGAGTTGAAAGGCGCTGACGAAGCGAGCCTGAAAGCACACGCCGAAGCCTTGCGAAAGAAGCTGGGAATCAAGCATAAGGACGGCAGCCCAGTGCCGCCACTGACACCAGGAACACCGGCGACGGAAAACGATGAGATGAACGCCATGTTCCGGGCGCTGGCAGGCGTTGGAAGCCCGAGCACGAGATGATTCTATGAGCACTTACGATGAAATTCTAGCCAGATCCGGCCTGGTGTCGGCTGGCATGATCAACACCAAATACGTCCCTGGTGTGATCCAGGAGGCCATCACGCAAAGCGCCGTGATGCCTCTGATGCGCAGAGAGCCCAATATGTCCACCAAGATTGAGAGCAGAGTTGTAATGTCTCTGTTTCCCGAGGCCTATTGGGTGGATACTGAGGCAGGAGATGGCACAAGCCCCGAGGTGGCCGGTGGCGCGTTGCAGACTACCACGCAGACATGGACCAATTCCACAATCACGGCGGCCAAGATGGGCGTACAGGTGCCTATCCCGAAGGACATCATAGCAGATCTGGCGGAGGGATATGACCTATGGGCAGAGATCAAGCCCCGGCTCGGAGAATCCATCGCCCGAAAGTTTGACCAGGCAGTAGTTTTCGGCACCTCTAAGCCTACCGCATTTCCTGATGCTATCATGACTGACATTGCTTCAGCAAGCATGTCGCTGGCGCATGCTGCAGATGCTGACCTGAAGGACTACTACGATGAGATCTTAGGGGATGGCGGACTGTACTCTCTCCTGGAGGCCAAGGGCTACGAGGTGGATGGAGTCATTGCCGCGACGGCCATGAAATCCAAGCTTCGGGCTCTGAGATCTACTGATGGTGTCCCTCTCTGGTCCGGCTCGAACAACGGCCAAGGCAAGACCAGGTACGAGTTGGATGGTGTGGTCGTGGACTTCCCCAAGAACAAGATCATGGACCCAACCGTAGCTCTCATGATTGCCGGAAACTGGAAGAGCGCATTTTACGCCTGGAGACAGGACATCCAGATGAGCATGAGCGACACCGCTGTCATCACCGATCCTGCCACGGGCGCGGTACTCCTGAATGCCAACCAGCAGGACGTAGTAATCCTGAAGGCCACCTGCAGAATTGGCTGGTGCTGCCCGATTCCTGCCGACATAGCGGCCACAGCCAACCGCTATCCATTCGCGGCTCTGCTGCCCGCTGCGTGAGGTGAGACGATGAGAAAACTTCCAATCTTTTTGGCTCTTCTGGTAATCCTGGCCGCTTCGGCATCCGCTGAAAGCGGTTGGTATCCCCTGAAGATCAATACCGGCACCGAACTGCAGACGGACGTGGGCAGCGCCAGAAATGCCGAGGCCCTGGTAGCAATCCAGACCATTCCCGCCGCTGAATCGGGCGATGATGATCAGATCAAGGCAGCGAAGGTCAACGAGTTCAACGCTACCACAAAGTTTGTTCTGACGATTGCAAATGGGAATTTCCTAGCTCAGCCGGACGTGCCGAGAAACATCATAGTGACAATGAACGCCACGGCGACCGTTGCCATGATGATCAACGGCACCGACATCTCAGGCGCGGCAATATCCGAGAACCTCACATGGGCGGCTGAAAGCGGTGCAAAGGCGAGTACCAAGGCGTTCAAGACAGTCACGCGAATTGATGCGACTTCGTCAGTGACAACGGTGCAAGGGAAGATCGGCACCGGGGACCTGCTAGGCCTGAACACCAAGCTTGCATTCGATGATCCGGTGCTTTTCACTCTAGTGAATGGGGCGAAAGAGGGCACAGCACCCGCGGTGACTACCAGTAGCACCGTGCTGAGCCTGAACACCATCGACACCAATTCAGCGCCGGGTGGCTACGTGACAAAAGTCTACTACTTAGTGACGGCTTGAAGCCGTCTAATTATTTTTCGGAGTAATAATAATGGCAGATACTGCAATCACAGAGAGCTACATAGCCACCAGGGAGCTTGCGCTTGCGTACTTCGCAGGAGATCCAAGGGCAACGGCGTTCATAGCGACGCCCGCGACTATGGATTGGTATCTGAAGCGGGCTACAAAAATAATCGACAATCTGCCTCTGAAGGGCCGCACCTATTATGATTTTGTGACAGTCTCGCCTATAACCGGTCAGCAGCAGGACCGGCAGTTCCCGCGCTACATAGACGGCGCTTGCTATGGATATAACATCAATTCCAATCTTCCAGAAGTGCCGCAAGAAGTCCTAGACGCATGTTGCGAAGAGGCGCTTGCACTCTATCTATTCCATGCGGATACCGACCGATCCGAAAGGAAAACCATGAAAGATGATGGAGTCAAGAGCTACTCTTTGGGTGGTGACTACTCCGAGAACTTGGAAAAGTCGAACAGTGACAAACATAAAGGGCTCCTCAGCTCGGAAGCCTGGCGGATGCTGAGCGGCTACGTGGCTGGCGCAGTCGAGGGGACGATGTAGATGGCCCAAATCGAAGGAAAAAAACGAGGCTAGTATGGTCCCTGGTATCAAGAAAGCAGCCTACCGCGTGGATCGAGCCAACTGGAAGATCTTCACCGGCCTCGCCTCGGCCCTCCCCTCATTGGCAAGCGGCGACGGCAACCCAACGGTGCCGTACAAATGCGCTGTGACCCCGGCAGCGGTGACAGGGCACGCAGACGTAACAGGCTCCGTCGTCGTCGGAGCCGAGACAATTGCCTTCGACAGTGCCACCAGAAAGACATTTACAACGCTCCTGACTGCCTTGCCTGTCATTTCCGCTCCTGGATTGGACTGTCAGATACTCATTGAAGCCCTATCGGTGGGCGGGGCAAACATCCAGAAGGAAACGCTCACCAGCATTCTGATCGGCTACAAGGCAACTCAGAAAACATATTTGGATAGCATGGGCAATTTCACTCTTTGCTCCGCGCAGGCCAAGACAGTGGATACGCTATGCGTAGCCGGTGCAATCCTGCGAATCGATGGGACTGATTATCAGGTTGTGCAGGTCGAGCCAAAAAACAAGCCGTCTGGTAGGGAATATATGCGAAAGCTGCTGTTGAAACAATGACTCCTGATGAGCAGATCCTCGCCCTTCTGAAAAATTGGGCGCCAGAGATCTCGCGCCTTCTCGACCAGGCAGGCTATTTCGATCTGCCCAGGACCTCGACCAAGCGCCAGGAGATCGCCAAGAAGATCGGCCTCCAGCCGGGCGGTAAGACGTATGATCGCGTTCTGAAGGCTGCCCTGGAGAAGAATCAGAGTATCAGCCGGATCGTGCTGGAGAACGACTCTCTCAGAGAGTTCAAGGCCGGCGCGCGCGAGGTCGCAAAGCAGCTCAATATTCCCTTTTCGAAGTATGACTGGAATGATGGAGCGCAGGAGCATTTCCAGAAGCATGGGCTTGAACTGGTCAACAATCTCAGCCAAACAGACATCGATTCTCTAAGGGAGCGGATACAGTATGACTTCAATCTGGATCCCAAAAGCTTCGCTGCAAAGTACGCAGAGTCGTATTCCTGCTCACCGGCGCGATTGGCGAGGATAAAAAGAACCGAAAGTCACACGGAAAGCCAGGCAGGCGGGCACAACTTCGCAGAGCTGGCTGAATGCGAATGGAAGCAGTGGCAATGCCACACGAGAAACAAATGGCCAAGGGCAACCCATAGAGCAATCTGGAACGAGATTCGAAAAATAGACGAACCGTTTAGTATAGGGCAAATGTATCCAAGTGACGTTAATTGTCGTTGTTTTGTATTATATTTTCTGGATAAAGATCATTTGGCGTGGGGTGCTAAAAAACCGACATGAATGGGGCGCAAAGAAGGCTGCATAGATGGCAATCGAAAGAGAATTCTGGGACCTACTGATTGCGGGCCTCGGCTCATCAGATCTGGATTGGCTCAAGACCCGCATCGAGCGCCGCCAAGCTTCGCTCCATCCTGAAATTATAGCCAGGAAAACAATAATTCGCAAACAAGAGGACTGAAAATGGTAGATCTGGAATGTGCAGGCTGCGGGCAGATAACTATCCTTCCCGCAATGCCAAAGAAATTCATATGCAAGAGCTGTGGTGCGCCGAATACGCCGATGCCTGAAAACTATGGCACTGGAGGAGGGGCGTGCTCTTGCGTCCTGCCGACCGGATTCGAGTTCCGGTTGCCTGCCGGGGCGATAGGCGAGGGCGAGAATCTGATGTACATCACGCCTGACAACAGCGAGGCCCTGACCAGGATTGAGTGGATCGAGTGCTACGGATACGATCCGAAAGCCAAGCTGGAAGAGATGAGGCGTCGGGGAAAGGAAGGCGTGCCGGGCTTCGCCAATCTGAGCACCCTGGGCAGGCGAAAATGACCGAAGCTCCAAAGCGAATTGAGACGAAAGAAAGTCGCATGATCGCGGGCGTGCTTTTCGATTTCATGGGCTTTCTGGCAAGCAGAGAAAAGGTGACGACGTTGAGCAGCCATCATAATGCATCTGCGGCAGTTGAGGCCATCCAGGTGTTTGCCGCTCAGCGAAATCTGTCGCTTGAAGAAGCAGATGTCAAAGGATGGCAGGACGTGCTTGCATGAAGCTCCTTCTCTGCCTCGCCCTGGCGACTCTGGTGAGCGTCTCTCTCGCCCTGCCATCTGATCTCATCCAGACCGCCCCCTTGTCTGGCGAGATCGCCCTGAGCGGCACCCTGAGCACCTCGGCGAAGGCCATCGATGCAACCAACCAGGAGCTGACCAGGGGCAATAAGTGGGACATGCCTGGCATCGGTATCTATGATTCTGAGAATGTGATTGTGGATCAGGATGCGGAGCAACCTGTCGGAGTTCCCGATAAGTTGCTGAATTTCTCTGAATCGCAGCCCATCGCTCTGAATGAAACGAGCGTGGGTGGGATTGAGAATCTGAAAAATATGACGATCATCAACGAAACAATGGTGTGGTACTGATGCCGGAATTTCTACCGTCCGATAAAATCACAGAAAAGAATGGTGAGCAATTTGTCATTCGGGGAGATAAACGATATCAGGTGATGTGGACCAATAAGCCGCCAGGCGAACAGGTGCCGGTTTTGGTCGAGGTGAAATGATGCCGGGCGAAGGCTATCGCATAGCCATTCTCATGATTGCCGGGTTTGTGCTTATGGCGCTCGCTGCAATCGGTATGGTCGCGGCTGGAAAGACCGATGTCGCCACTCTGAAAGAGCTATTCATCTCCCTTGGAGTTCTGGCGGGGCTTTTTGGCCTCCCTCAGGTGGTGCAGGCCTGGATACAGACCAGGGGCCAGACTTCAGTGAAGTGAGGCCTGCATGGACTCCCCCGAGGCGATGCTCGCCAGGATTGATGAGCGAACAAAAAATATGGAAGCAGAGATCTGCCGGAAATGCAGGATGATAGATCGCCATGATGAGGAAATTGGCAGGCTCAAGATGCATGACTACGCCGAAATGGCCCTCCTGGGGGCTGGCATCATAATCGTTGGCTGGGCGATAGCGGCGGGATTTGTGAGGGCATGAGGCACTGAATGGCATCGATCGAATGGACCAACATGGGCGAAGTCATGGCCAAGATGAAAGCCCGCGAGGAGAAGCTGAAGGGCGCGCAGAAAATAGCCCGCCAGATGGGGGTATTGGCCCTCAACGAGATTCATCCTCTGACCCACAAGAAGAGCAACACCTGGGACAACAGCATTCATGCAGAAGTGCATGAGATCAAGAGCTTCGTCTGGGAACTGTGGGTAGGTTCGAAGGGCGCGTTTTCCGGCACCGGCTACAACTACGGCAAGCGGCAAGAGGATTTGTTTCACCCGATCGAAATCGGGTGGCACAAGGCATGGCCGCGCATGATGGATCTGTTCAACGAAAAAATGCGAGGGATCGTCACGGCCAATGCCGATATGAGTGACTTCGCGGAGCTGGATGTAGAAAAATGGTGAGGGCTGCTTTTACTTCCCACCATCGCAAATTTTGAGAAAACAGGTCTCCTGCGATGCGCAGCTCCTCGACACTCTTCGCGTCTGGGGTCGCATTGCGCAGGTCTTCGACGCTACATGGATACAGATACGCTATTGATTGATAATCAGATTCAGACAGCCCAACGGACTCAACCTCTTGCATATACTTCAATTACGCCCTGAGGATATAATTCTATGGTAGACATATCTAAGTACGTCAATGCCGTCGCTCAGCACCTGCAGGCGGACGACGCTCTGAATGCCATGGTGAATGGCCAGGTGATCTCAGGGCTCCGGCGCTCCAATGCCGATCAGTATCTAGAGGGCGCTCAGCAGGCCTGTGTGGGCGTGCGAAGCCTCTCCAAGAATAGCCAGCCTCTTGGGGGGGCTGCCCACCACGGCGGCGGCAAGCACGATCAGCTCATGGAGATCCGGATCATCACCATGCTCAGCGCCACCAGGCAGGATGACTCTTACGCCTATGCCATTGGGGCGGAGGTTGAGCGGCTTCTTAGATACGGATTCTCAGAAACTTTGGACAGTATTGTTTATAACATTTCTTCAATCCCGAATATCAATTTCACAGCGCTAGATGATGATCAGTTCAATGACAGAATAGAAATTCAAGCCACAGTCCGGCTAAAATATATTGGAGTGTGAAATAAATGGTAGGAGCACAAGATAACGCCACCGGATTCGTGGCGATAAAATTGGAAGCAACATCGGGAACACCAGAGGCATCGCCTCAGACAACCCCCAACGGCTACATAGTGCTGCGCGGGGACATGGCGCCTGTATCGAAAAAGGCGCCCAAATTCAACGAGATAGCAGGCCAGATCTTCCCGACGCTGCCCCTCCCTGGTCCGGAGAGCTTCGAGATGCCGTTCCCCATGTTCCCGATCTTGGAGGAGAACGGCCTGGGGCCTCTGTTGGCGGCCATGCTGGGTGATGATACCCTCTCGGTACTGCTCGCAGATCATGTCTGGAAGCACACGATCACCTGGGAGACCCTAATCAAGACCTTCACTGCCTTTTGTCACTACGGCGCAAATGACGACGACCAGTACCGCATGTGCGCAATCGATAGATGCGATATCAAGAGCAAGAGCAGCGACAACAGTGTAGAGATCGATCTGAAGTCACAGGGTGCCAGCCTGGAGAAGCTAGCTACTGGGGCAGTTGCCACGGATCAATTCATCGATCCCGATTCCGCCGATATGCTAACTCACGCGGGCATGAGGCTTGAGTTTGGCCAACCCGGCGCGGCTGCCAGGGACCTCATAGAAGAGCTGAGCCTGTCCCTGAAGCGCAACCTCGGCTTCGGATGTCTCGGCAAGCCGGGCCAGCATCCGGCGGGCTCTGCCAGTCACAATATCGTGAACTCGAAGAAGTCTAACTTCGAGATGAAGATCACGGCAGACGACTCCGACAGAGAAGAAATCTTGCGGGCCATGTACCCGGTGAACACCGATCCTGCCGCGCAGACCCGATTCACCGATGTGATGCGCTATGTGAAGGGTCGGGCAACTTGGTACGGCCAGGCGGTCTACGCAGGGGTCAACGGCGAGGCCGACTACAACAACGCCGGGACTCTGGCAGTCACTTTTGCCGGAACTTACACAGGCGGCGATACCGTCCTGGTGGGCGAAATAGAGATCAACCAGGGCACACCTGACCAGTTCCGGTTCCGCTACACAACTGGCGGCGCATGGAGCTCCTGGAGTGAATGGGCGAGCGTCACCTCTCCAGATGCTGTGGCTCTAACCGGCTGTCTGGGCATCACCGCTGCTTTCTCCAGCACAACCCTTGGAGCTGATGGAGATAGATTCTACTTCTGCTCGCATTGGAGAAGGATGCTCAGGGTTGTAGTGCCGATTTTGGCCTATAAGGATGTCCCCAAGACGACCTTCAAGGACGGCCTCCGGAAGATCGAGATCGAGCTGGCCCACACGAGCGCAGACGACACCGATCGGCCATATATCGAGATCGTGAACGGCGAGGGCACCGCATACGACACTTAGGGCTTTCTGCCCTTTGTATTTTTTCATAATAATCAGGTGATAATAGTATGTCAATACAGAAAAGAGTGGCAGAGTTCCTTGGGGGGTTGGCAAATACGCTCGACCCTCCGGAAGTGTCCGGAGAGTTATCTTTTCGTGTTTCCTGCGATGCATCTCAGGCAATCGCAGAAATCGAGAAAGTACGCGAAATTGCTAAGGAAACTATAGCATTATGCATATCTAGGAGAGTATGAGTATGAAAAAGACTGAGCAACCAAAAATCGTAGAAGATGAGTTTGTCGATCCGTCCAACCTGGCTGCCCTGGAGGAAGCCCTGCAGCCCGCCAGAGGAGAGTTCCCGCTCGTATTGCCATCAGGCCAGAAGATCCGGATCCCCTTCCAGGTGGGCGGCTTCGCCGTGGGCATGGAGGCCAGCAGAGGAGAGCGATTCAAGGAAAATGAGGTGAACGATCCTGACAAAACCAGAAGGATCTATATCAAGAAAATGAACATGTGCCTGCTGGAAGGCTGGCATCTGGTGGACGACATTGGCCGCAAGCTCGGAAGCCCTGCGCAGCTCCTCAGCCAGCGCAAGATTCCTGCCAGCCTCATCCAGACCGATGACTGGAACGCCTTGAACGAGGCATGCTTTCCCGGCGCAATCTCTACCCCCGAAATTATCAGAGACCGAGCTAATGCAATCCGTGACCAATCTCTGCCTATCGTTTCCGGCCCTGGGGACGCCGAGCCGGGCGGCGATTGAGTACTCCCTTTTTCATACTGATTTTGTTCGGACAGTTCTAACTCCTAACAATCGATTCCTCCTTGATATCGGCTGCCTATCTGAGCACAATATCAGAGAGAAGGCGAGGCGAGAAGAAGAGGAGAAGGAGCGCGAGCAACGGAAGAAGATGCCAGGGGTTACGAGGATGGTGTCTGCCTCGGAAAGATCGGTACAACTGAAAAGAATGAAAGAAGAAAGAAAAGAAGACTAAAGAGAAAACTCTGACATCTTCTTTTCGTCATAGATGCTGCTATTGATCGTCATCGGTCCAGGCGCTCGCCTGCCCTGCCAAAAGCAGCAGAGCGATCATAACCAGTATCGCTTTCATGAACTCAAATTAATCTCCGAGGATAAATAATGTCTGGTGACGATATCGCACTTCGTGCTACATTAGACACGAGCGGCGCTGCAAGCGGTTTTCAGCAGTTGAACGGCCATCTCAATGATTTTGGCCTGAAGACCAATACCGCTACGGCCAACTTGGGTGGCCTGGGAACCGTCCTCGGCACTATGGCAAATCCAGCCACCGCCGCCGCGCTGGCGATCACTGCCGTGGGCGCTGGGCTAGCATCATCGGTCAACGTCGCCGGAAACTTTCAGCAGAAGATGGCAGGAGTCAACGCGATAGTAGGCGGCAGCGCCGCCGACATGAAAACCCTATCGGATGCCGCACGAGAGGCCGGAGCCTCAACCTCATTCTCAGCTTCACAGGCGGCGGACGCCCTTGGATTCATGGCCGGGGCAGGTTGGGATGTGCAAGACTCCACCGCCGCGCTCAAGGATACCCTGACACTGGCTGCCGCCGGCGGGATGGATCTGGCTCAGGCCGGGGACATGATGACCAATACCGTGTCGCAGTTTGGCCTCGCTGCAACTGATTCTGGCCGCGTCGCTAACGTCCTGGCAGCCGGGGCGAGCGCCACCAATACCAGCGTCTCGCAATTGGGCGAAGGCATGAAGGTGGTTGGCGCTACCGCCAACGCTTTCGGCATGAGCCTGGAGAGTACCACGGCAGCATTGGGCAGCCTTAGCAATGCCGGTATCAAGGGCTCAGAGGGCGGCACGGCTCTCAGGGGTATCCTGGCAAGCTTGGCCACCCAGACCGACCCGGCTGCCGCTGCCCTGAGCGAGCTGGGACTATCCACGGCGGATGTCAATCCGGAGATGGTCAGCCTCTCCGATAGCATGACGCTCCTAAATGAGCGCGGGATGACTGCCACCCAGGCTATAGCCATCTTTGGCCGCGAAAATGTGTCCGCTGCCACCTATATGGCAGCCCACGCATCGAGCCTGGACGGCCTGGAAACCAGCATCACAGGCACCACGAAAGCCTCTGAAATGGCCGCCACGCAGACCGCTACCTACCAGGGAGCGATGGGAGAACTATCCTCGGCATTCGAGGAAGCACAGATCGCTCTGGGCAGCGTCCTTTTGCCCACCGTGACCGAAGGAGTGCAACTCTTTACGGGTGGCGTGACGGCTGTAACTGATTTCGGAAAGGCAGTATATGATATGTATCAGAATTTCCAGACAGATACGGTAGCAAGCGCCGATGAGTCCTTCCTCGGGTGGCTGGGCATCAACACTGACACCGCCCAGGCAGCAGGTGATCAAGCAGCCACGGACACCGCGAAAGGCATCACAGAGAATAAGGATCTCCAGAAGGCCGCAGGCGAAACCCTGGGGTCGGATGCATCGAAGACTGCCGTCAAGAAGTCCGCAGACGACCTGGCAAAGGAGTTCACAAAGGCTTACGGCAGCCAGTTCGAAGCTGGGATGACACTCATCAACGGCAAGTGGACATCCCAGGCTTCTGCAGTGGCTGACAAGATTGAGGAGCAGAACATAGAGCTGGAGGGTCAGGAGTTCATCCTGCAGAGAGTCGTTACCACACAGGGCATGTACTACAATCTGCTCGACGCATCGACGAAGAAAATAATCGAAGCAACCGGGTTCATGCGGAATTCTAGCGAGAATCAAACCTGGCTTGAATGGGCAAATAGCCTCGATATCGTCAGCGATAAACTTCAGAATCTTTGGGAAGTTGGCGACAACCAGAGGTCCTGGATGAAGTTCGTAGATGAAAACAAAGATCTCGCCAAGAGGGCGGGCGATGAGATCATCTATGAGCTATATAACGCAGAGCAGGCCGCCATTAAGGCCAACGATCCGACCCTGACAGAGAGTCTATCCATCGTCATGAAAGGGCTGCTTGCGCCCGGATCTGTGCCGCATAAGATCTTCAATCAGGCACTCGCCGATGTTATCGATGCAAAGTACGTCAGCGAAGGGCACAAAGCGGATCTGCAGGAGATTGCAAAGCAGGACGCCAATACCTTCAAGGATGCGCTTGGAAACACCTGGAAGGATATCGCGAAGTCTTTCGATCTGTCAGAAGTCCTGAATTCCGCCAATACCGGGGATTTCCTTTCGAAAGTCGAGAACCCTGCGGATTTCGCGAAAAATGTCTTCGGGCCGGCGTGGCTTGATAACGTTGATGCCATGCTCGTCCAGGTAAAAAGCGGATACGTCGGGGTCAATGAGGAAGCATCAAAATTTGTCCAGAATTGGGACGATTTCTCGGAAAAGTATCCGTTTTTGTTCACGACGCAACAGCTTGACACTTTCGAACGATTTGAGAAGGGATCAATCACCGCAAAAGAGGCGTTGCTTGAGTTCACGAATCAGACAAATTCGACCGCCAGTGCAGTGAATTTCCTCAAAGGGCAAGTGGATGATTTTTGCTCCGATACCGCCTCAGAATTTTCGATATGGACAGAACAGAACAAAGATGTTATGTTCTTTGGCGAAGGCGAGGGCTATGTTGGACCCACCACCGGATATCAGGAGTGGAAAGACCAGTGGATGAAAGACAGAGGCCTAGCAGAGAGCCCGACTGAAGACTCTCTCAAATTGGGCATGATCGCGGAAGTGGATACCAGCCAGGCTGAGCAGGATCTTGAAAAACTTCGCACCGATCAAACCAGCGATCCAATCAAGATTGCTGTAGACAAAGGCGCGGCTACACCGCAACAGGAGACATCCCAGATCAATCAACTCCTTGCCCCGCTCAACCTCATCCGTGCCGCTCTGATTAATACGACTAACGCCGTCAAAGATGTGAGTGCGACTGTAAAAGGCACCTCTGTGCTGGATCGGAATATGATTGGTGCGACCGGATTAGCCGTATCGCAGAACATCATTTCGGCAAAAAATGATATCAATTCGACCATCTGGGGCGCGGCGTACCTAATTGTCGAAGCACTGCAAAACTCTGGAGGAGGGGGCGGTGGATCTGGTGGCTCAGGTTCGGGCAGTGGTGGCTCGGGCGGATCGCTCTCCTACGCCAACATGGACATGCCCGTCTACCTCATGGCGAGCGGCGGCTATGTGGATAGGCCAACTTTCGCTATGATTGGAGAAGGC